GAACAATGGAATAAGTACATATATCACTGGTACACTATATGTATTTGCAATGGACCAAAATTGATGTTGGTGAGGCTGAATTTAGAGAATCAAATAGATTGTTCTTTATATTTTGGGAAGCGTGTAAAGCGGAGGATAGATCATATGGATTATGCTATTTAAAGAATAGGCGATCTGGTTTTTCATTTATGGCTGCTTCTGAAATAGTTAATTTAGCTACTATTTCAAGTGATAGTAGATTTGGTATACTTTCTAAAACAGGACAAGATGCAAAAAAGCTTTTTACCGATAAAGTTGTTCCTATGTCATCCAATTATCCTTTCTTCTTCAAGCCTATACAGGATGGTATGGATCGACCAAAAACTGAATTATCATATAGAGTACCTGCATCTAAACTAACTAGAAGAAAAATTGAATCAAAAACCGAACAAGAAGAGCTTGAAGGTCTTGATACTACAATAGACTGGAAGAATACCGCAGATAACTCTTATGATGGTGAAAAACTAGTTTTATTAGTTCACGATGAATCTGGTAAATGGGAAAAACCAGAAAATATATTAAATAACTGGAGAGTAACTAAAACCACTATGAGACTTGGTGGTAGAATCGTTGGTAAGTGTATGATGGGTAGCACATCAAATGCTTTAGATAAAGGAGGAGAAAACTTTAAAAAATTATATTACGATTCAGATGTTACTAAAAGAGATAAAAACGGGCAGACAAAGTCTGGACTTTATAGTTTATTTATACCAATGGAGTGGAACTATGAAGGATTTATGGATAAGTATGGTATGCCAGTTTTTGACACACCAGAAAAACCAAGAATAGGTTTACATGGTGAAAAAATAAGATTAGGTATTATTGATTATTGGATTAATGAAGCAGAGGGTTTAAAAGATGATCAAGATGCACTAAATGAATTTTATCGGCAGTTTCCAAGAACAGAAGAACACGCGTTTAGGGATGAAGCAAAACAGTCGATATTTAATTTACAAAAAATCTACGAGCAAATAGATTATAATCAGGACCTTAGAAATACTAGTATATTAACAAGAGGTTCTTTTCATTGGGAAAATGGTATTCAAGACACTAAAGTTATCTTTGTACCAAACAATGATGGTAGATTTTTAATATCATGGGTACCGCCAAGCAATTTACAAAATAGGATTATAATTAAAAATGGAATAAAATATCCTGGTAATGAGCACGTTGGAGCATTTGGTTGTGACCCATATGATATATCTGGAACAGTAGATGGTAGAGGATCAAAAGGTTCTCTTCATGGTAAAACAAAATTTTCAATGGAAGATGCACCACCGGAGCACTTCTTTTTAGAATATATAGCTAGACCACAAACCGCTGAAATATTTTTTGAAGACGTATTAATGGCAATTGTTTTTTATGGTATGCCATTGCTTGCAGAAAATAATAAACCAAGACTTTTATATTATATCAAACGAAGAGGTTATAGAGGTTTTTCCATGAATAGACCAGACAAAGTTTATAATAAACTATCTATAACGGAAAGAGATATTGGTGGAATACCAAACTCTAGTGAAGATATAAAACAAGCCCACGCTGCTGCAATTGAGTCATATATCAATGAAGCAGTTGGTATTATAGGTGATGGAGAATATGGTGATATGTATTTTGATCGTACATTACAAGAGTGGGCTAGATTTGATATAAATAGAAGAACTAAGTTTGATGCCACAATAAGTTCTGGTTTAGCTATTATGGCATGTAATAAAAACTTATATGCACCAGTAAATAAAGTTGTAAGAAAAAATATTAGCTTGGGTTTCAAGAGATATGATAACTCTGGTTCAATATCTAAAATTATAGATTAAATAGATTATAAATGAAGCTTAATACTAATCCTAAAAGTGCATTTCCAAGCCAAGTGGTCAGTGACGCTGAAAAGGCTAGCATGGATTATGGTTATCAAGTTGCTAGAGCAATCGAAGGCGAATGGTTTGGTCAAGGTAGACCAGGTAACCGCTTTATGACAAACTGGAGTAATTTTCATAACTTAAGATTATACGCAAGAGGAGAGCAGTCAATACAGAAATATAAAGATGAGCTTTCTATCAATGGCGATCTTTCATATTTAAATCTTGACTGGAGACCTGTTCCTGTTGTAGCAAAGTTTGTTGACATTATTGTCAATGGTATGTCTGAAAAAAGATATAAGATTAATGCTTACGCTCAAGATCCTGAATCAATAAAAAAGAGAACTAACTACGCTGCTAACCTCATGAGAGACATGATGGCTAGAAAAGAGTTAGAGATGATACAACAACAAACAGGTTTAAATTTATTTAAGTCACCATCAAACATCGATCTTCCAGAAACAAAAGAAGAGGTTGATCTACATATGCAATTATCATACAAGCCATCAATTGAAATTGCAGAAGAAGAATTAATAAGTAATACACTTGATCGTAATAAATTTGAATTAACACGAAGAAGATTAAACTACGATTTAACAGTACTTGGTATTGCTGCTGTAAAAACACAATGGACAAAAGCTAGTGGAGTTGAAATAAAGTATTGTGATCCTGCCAAAATGGTATGGTCATATACCGAAGATCCAAACTTTGATGATTTATATTATGTTGGAGAAGTAAAACTTATGCACATCTCCGAGGTTAAAAAGCAGTTTCCATATTTATCAGATGAAGATTTAATTGAGATACAAAACTATCAAGGTACTAATCAATACTTGATGGGTTGGCAAGAATATAGTGACGATGTTGTAGCTGTACTTTTCTTTGAATATAAAACATATTCTAATCAAGTATTTAAATTAAAGAAAGGTGGTTATGGTTTGGAAAAAGCCATTGAAAAAGACGACACGTTTAATCCACCAGAAAATGATACATTTAAAAGAGTATCAAGATCTATTGAAACACTTTATAGTGGTGCAAAAATTTTAGGTTATGAAAAAATGCTAGACTGGGGACTAGCAAAAAACATGACAAGACCTAAAGCTGATTTGACAAAGGTTAATATGAACTATGCAATGTCAGCACCAAGAATGTACAAAGGTCGTATTGATTCTACAGTAAATAGAATTACTGGCTTTGCTGATATGATCAATATTACAAATCTTAAAATTCAGCAGGTATTATCTAAAGTTGTCCCAGATGGTGTGTTCTTAGATGTAGACGGTTTAGCTGAAGTTGATCTCGGTAATGGAACAGCATACAGTCCACAAGAGGCGCTTAATATGTATTTCCAAACTGGTAGTATAATTGGTAGATCATTAACACAAGATGGTGATCTCAATAGAGGTAAAGTACCAGTGCAAGAACTTCAATCTTCTAATGGTCAGGCTAAAATTGGTTCTTTAATTAATACATATCAATATTATTTACAACTAATTAGAGACGCAACTGGATTAAACGAAGCACGTGATGGTAGTATGCCGAAAGAAGACATGCTCGTAGGATTGCAGAAGTTAGCCGCTAACGCATCTAATGTTGCCACTAGACATATTATGCAGGCTAGTCTTTATTTGATCGCTAGAACGTGCGAGAATCTTTCGTTAAGAATATCTGATTCATTAGAGTTTGCGTTAACTAAAAATGCACTTGAAAATGCAATATCTTCATATAATGTATCAACATTGGAAGAAATGAAAGATATTCATCTTCATGATTTTGGTATTTACTTACAATTAGAGCCAGAAGATGAAGACAAAGTACAATTGGAGCAAAATATACAAGTTGCACTTCAAACTGGAGGTATTGATCTTGAAGATGCTATTGATATTAGAGAAGTTCACAATATTAAGCTTGCTAATGAAATGCTAAAGCAAAAGCGTAAGAAAAAACTACAACGTGAACAGCAAACGCAGCAACAAAATATTCAAATGCAAGCTCAAGCAAACGCTCAAGCAAGTGAAAAAGCAGCTATGGCAGAAGTTCAAAAGCAACAAGCTCTTACTCAAGAAAAAGTTAATATTGAACAAGCTAAGTCACAATTTGAAATACAGCGCCTTAGAGAAGAGGCTAATATTAAAAGAGAGCTAATGCAAGTAGAGTTTGATTTTAATATGCAGTTGGCGCAAGTGCAAGCTAATTCTAAAATGAGTGTAGAGAATGCTAAAGAAGATAGAAAAGATAAGAGAACAAAGCTTCAAGCAACTCAACAAAGTGAGTTAATTGATCAAAGAAAAAACAATACATTACCTAAAAACTTTGAGTCTTCAGGACAAGATACTTTAGGTGGTTTTGGTTTAGAGCAGTTTGAACCAAGATAATTTTTTTATTAACTAATTATATATTATATTATTATGTCAGATGTTAAATTAGATCTTCGTGATTTTAAAGAAAAACAAGAAGATGATGTTATTAAAGTTGATTTACGAGAAAAACCTGTAAAAGAAGAAGAAGATGCCGTTCAAAAACAAAGCACAGAGGAAAGCGTGTTGGACAGCGCACAGCAAAGCGATCAAGGCGGGGAAGAAACCCAAGTGGAATTGCAAGAAGTGGGAGAAAGAAACGAAGAAGAAACTGAAAAAGTAAAACAGGAGGAAGAAGCTCCTATTATTATGGAGGTTCAAGATGAAGAAGAAAAACAAGAACCTCTACAAAAAGAAGTTGAAGAGCCTGTTGCACCACAAGTTAATCTTCCTGAAAACGTTGAAAAACTAGTTGACTTTATTAACGAGACTGGTGGAACAATTGAAGATTATGTACGGCTAAATGCAGATTACTCTAATGTAGATGAAAATACTTTACTTAGAGAATATTATAAAAATACTAAATCACATCTTGATTATGATGAAGTAAACTTTCTTATTGAAGAAAACTTTGCTTATGATGAAGATATTGATGATGACAGAGATGTCAAACGAAAAAAATTAGCGAAAAAAGAAGAAGTTGCTAAAGCGCGTAAATTTCTTGATAACTTGAAGGTCAAGTATTATGAAGAAATTAAAAGTAGACCAACTATGTCTAATGAGCAGAAAAAAGCAATGGAATTTTTTAATCGCTATAATCAACAAAAAGAAGAAAGTCTTAAGCGTAATGAAGGATTTAAAGAGCGTACTAAGAAATTTTTCACTGATGATTTCAAAGGTTTTGATTTCAATATTGGTGAAAAAAAATTTAGGTATGGTCTTAAAGATCCGTCAAGCGTTGCAGATGTTCAATCAGAAGTTAACAACGTATTGGGAAAGTTTCTCGATAATAACGGTTCTGTTAAAAACATGAGTGAATATCATAAGGCTTTGTATGCCGCATCAAATATAGATACGATTGTAAATCATTTTTACGAACAAGGTAAGGCAGACGCAGTTAAGGACATTGAGAAATCTTCTAAGAATATCTCAGATGAACCTGGCCGTAATTCTGCTGAAAATATTTTTGTAAATGGATTGAAAGTTAAAGCTATAAGTGGTGTGGACAGTTCTAAATTAAAAATAAAGCGTAAAGCTTAAACTTAAAAACTAAATTAAAATGGCACTTACACCTAATAATTATTCGTTGTTGCCAACTCAAAGCAAAACTTTGTCAACTACGAACTACATTGATTTTACTAGCGGAGCTGGTAACGACTTCTCTCAGCAATATCTCCCAGAGATTTATGAGGCTGAGGCTGAGCGTTATGGCAACCGCACCGTTTCTGGTTTCCTCCGTATGGTTGGAGCAGAAATGCCTATGACTTCTGATCAAGTTGTTTGGTCAGAACAAAACAGACTTCACATTGCATACCGCGATAGCGCTACTGCAAACCAAGAAGTTACTATGAATACAACCGCAGCACTTGGTATTATCACGCTTGGTACTGATCTTACTAATGTTATTAGAATTGGTAATACAGTTTTAATTGAGGATGCAACAACTAATGCAACGGCAAAAGCATATGTTACTAATGTTTCTGGTCAATCATTTAGCTGCTATAACTATGCTGGTACTTCTTGGACTGGTTTTGGTGGAACTACTGCTGATGACGTAAATGTATTTGTTTACGGATCTGAGTTTATTAAAGGATCTGGAGCAATGTCAGGATCAGTTTATCCTTCTTTTACTCAATACAGCAACAAGCCTATCATTATCAAGGATTTCTATGAAGTAACTGGTTCTGACGCTTCTCAAATTGGTTGGGTTGAAGTAACTGACGAGTCTGGAACCTCTGGATACCTTTGGTATCTTAAGGGTGAAGGAGAAGCAAGACTTCGCTACCAAGATTATCTTGAAATGGCTGTAGTTGAAGGCGAAACTGCTAACAACACTAA